GGTCAATCTCTTCAAGAATACGAGTGGGGCCACAAGATTCCGATCAACACTGTCAGTGCGCTGCACCAAAGACACTTTGCTTGCCACGTGCTCCCCGACCCGGACGTGGTGAATGATTTCAAGTCTTTTGCTGCAACATATTTCTCCGATCTCGCAGAATATCTGCAGAAATGTTGTCCCCCGGCCAATTCGCGAATCATATCTCCAAAGGAATGGTCCGGCAAATTTGATATTGAAAAATCTTCGGACTACGAGGGCAACATTAACAACGCAGTCGTCAATCCGTCGATACTGAAGGATTACTCGTTCTTCGCTATGGTTAAAGATGGTGAAGTATGGGTTGCCTCGGTATTCGAACTGAATAAAGACGGATGCCTGCAAGGAAGATCGGACCGGCCCAGACTAATCTGGATACCTTCAGCTAATCTCAAGATCTGGGCCACTTATCTCCAGTATTGGATCCTCCCTGGAGTTAAGCAATTTGACGACAGTTTTTGCCACGGCAAGAACCTCGAGGATCTTGAGAAAGTCTGTGCTTCGAAGGCACAGAAGTTCCGAGACCCGGTGAGCCTCAGTTTGGACGGTTCATCATATGATTCCACTCAGCATGCGAGCCTAATGGCTGTTGTGGATTCGGTCTTCTGGGACTCCATTGCTCCATGGCTTGGCGAGCTCATCAGCGCAATTCTCGCCACCCACTTCCCCGCTTTCATCGCGAACGCTCCGAAAATCTTGGAGGGCGTGTTGGAGCAGGTCAAGAATCCTCTAGCCAGAATTTTCTTCAAACTGCCGGGGCTAGGGGATGATTTTAGACAGCTCGATCCGGCTCGAGCTAAGAAGGTTTTGAAGGAGTGCAAGAAGTATTTCCCGAACAACTGCAACCGGAACAAAATTCACGGTGAAGATATCGGGATGTATTATGTTAACGGCACTACCTTCTCTGGACACCCCACCAAGACAACTCTCGGCAACACCCTCCGGAGCATCCTCTACTACAAGTATATCGCTCACAAGATGGGCGTTAGAGTTGAGGTACTTGCTTCCGGTGATGATGTGGTCTTGTGGTGCGAGAGAGTCGACCACAAGAAGATGCTCGAGGGCATCTCCAAGTACACCACGACTGATAAGAAATTTGTTGGTCAGGTAGGACTTGGGCAGGTTGTCGCCGAAGTCAAGGTCGGTGAGTGGTTCGACTTCGACTTCTGCTCAAAGTGGACTTACCTTGTGGACGGTCAATTGAAGATGACCAGAGACATCAAGAAGGCGTTGTCCACGAAAAGGTGGGTCCAAGTGGACAAGTTGAAGCAGTCGCCACAAGAGTGGCTTAGCGCCCTTGCTGCCTGTATCGATCAAGAAATCCCCAGCCCAATGTTGAAAGCTTTGTGGGGATACCGGATGAGAAAGATGGGCATCACGGATCAAGCCAGCCAAGATACTCTCAAGAAGTGGGCTCAGGATTCGGGAAAGTGGATCCACTATGCAAAGTGGACCATGACCCCTTTGCAGGAAATGCAGCTCTTCGAAAGGCTAGGATTGCAATGGAGCCAGGTCGCGGCCATCATTGCTCTCGATGCCCAAGAAGATCCTCAAGAGCCACTGAGAGTGGGTTGCAGACCCAGCTGGCAGGTGCAGATCCCACGAAGGACTGCCACACCGGGAGTAGAGTTGGCTCCCTCCAATTGGCCTTTAGAGGGAAATCCCTTCCTCAGGCCGACTTCCGTCGAGATTAACCGACAGCGCGCAGTCAGCGAGATTCATGCGCAATCCGCCGGGTACCACGTTAGCGTGGCTCCTCTACCCGTCGATGTCGTCAACCCAGAAGGAGCAGAGGAGGCTCCTTCACGTGTAACTCTCCAGAGGAACCGGCTGAGACTCCGTAAGGGACAGATATATGTCCCGGAGGAATCTCTCCCGTAGTACATGCAGAGGCCGTGTCAGCCACTAGGGGCTTCATCCTAGACCCGAGGTTTCGGTGTCCTTCGCGGACCCATCCTCAACCCAGCCA